CTGGATACGCACCCTGTGGTTTCTTCGATGCCGATGTATGGTGGCGTGGTGTAGCTGATCTGGTGATTAGGAAAGGGGAGATAGCTTTCTCTGTAGACTACAAGACCAGTAAGAACGCTAAGTATGCAGATACTAAACAGTTAGATGCTATAGCTGCTGCGCTGTTCATCCACTTCCCCGAGCTTAAGAAGATCAAGTCAGCGTTAGCGTTTGTAGTAAGTAAAGAGTTCATACACAAGGAGCACCACGCCGAGCTTCGTGATTCATACTTCAACACATTTGAACCGGAGCTAGATCGTCTTGCTACTGCCGAAGAAACAGGAGTGTGGAACGCATCATCAGGGCCGCTGTGTAAGTTTTGCCCAGTACATCATTGTGAACATCAAAGGAGAAGATAATGCCTTACGTAAACAAGCCTAGACCATACAAGAAAGAGTACGAACAGTATCAAGGAACGGAAGAACAAAAGAAGAACCGTGCTAAGCGTAACACTGCACGTAGCAAGCTAGAGAAATCCGGTAGCGTAAGTAAGGGTGATGGTAAAGATGTAGATCACGTCAAGCCGCTGTCCAAAGGCGGATCAAATGATAGTTCCAACCTGAGCGTAAAAACCGCCAGTGCCAACAGATCTTTTAAAAGGAAAGCAGATCGCTCAGTTAAATGAAAATAATAGACGATAAAATATTACTGGTTCGGACAAAACGACCCCATCTAATAACAGAAAGTATCAAGAAGAGTAAGGTAGTAAGTCAGGAAGAAGATGTATACGAGGTGGCAATACACTGGGGGCTAGAGGAAGCACAAGCCCTCGCTAAACTTCGTATCAAGGATGTGCCTTCAACGATCAAGCGGGACTACAAGTGGACAGGTAGGCTTACTCCATTTGCTCACCAGAAGGAAACATCTTCGTTCTTAACCTTACACAAGAAGGCGTTTTGTTTCAATGAGCAAGGTACGGGTAAGACCGCATCTGTTATCTGGTCTGCTGACTACCTCATAAACATAGGGGAGATACGCCGTGTGCTGGTGCTATGCCCCCTGTCTATTATGAAGTCGGCTTGGCAAGTGGACATGTTCAAGTTTGCTATGCACCGTAGTTGCTCTGTTGCTCATGGCGACTCTAAGACACGCGCTAAGATCATCGCTGCGGGTGCTCAGTTTGTAGTAATCAACTTCGATGGCCTAGCTGTTGTTAAAGATGAAGTCATAGATGACGGCACGTTTGATCTGGTTGTAGTTGATGAGTGCAACGCCTATAAGAATATGCAGACTAATAGGTGGAAGGTACTGAGGGATGTATGCGCTAGTGCTAAGTGGGTGTGGATGCTAACAGGTACGCCAGCGGCGCAGTCTCCTCTAGATGCTTACGGTATAGCAAAGCTGATTAACCCCGAAGGATGCCCTAAGTACTACGGTCAGTTCCGAGATCAGGTGATGTACAAAGCCTCGCAGTTCCGTTGGATTCCTAAGCCACAGGCACAGGAGGTAGTGCACAAGGTGCTACAGCCAGCCATTCGGTTTGAGAAGGATCAGTGTCTCGATCTACCCGAGGTAACCTTTGTTGACCGTGAAGCGCCACTAACAGCGCAACAGCAGAAGTACTACAACATGCTTAAGAGGCAGATGACTCTAACTGCGGATGGCGAATCAGTCACTTCAGTTAACGCCGCTGTTAACCTCAACAAGCTACTACAAATATCTGGTGGTGCTGTCTATTCGGATAATAAAGAAATCATAGAGTTTGATGTATCTAATAGGCTACAGGTAATCCTAGAGGTGATTGAAGAATCATCGCATAAGGTGCTGGTGTTTGTTCCGTTCACCCATACTATAGAGTTGTTCAGAGAGTTTCTTGAGAAGAACAAAATATCGTGCGGGGTTATCAACGGGCAGGTTTCAGTTAACAAGCGCAGTGAGGTGATTAAGCAGTTCCAAGAGTTACCTGATCCACATGTGCTAATCATACAACCTCAAGCTGCATCACACGGTCTTACATTAACTGCGGCTAGTACTATTATCTGGTATGCGCCCGTAACTAGCGTAGAGACCTATTTACAAGCCAATGCCCGTATCAACCGTCCGGGGCAGAAGAACGCCATGACTATTGTGCATATACGGGGTAGTGAAGTAGAGAACAGGTTGTATAAAATGCTGCAAGGCAACATAACAAATCATACGAAGATAATAGATTTATACCGCCAAGAAATATCAGAAAGTGTTTGACTTTGTCAAAGGTTGTGATATAGTTACTATGGTATAAAACAGGAAGGAGATTAAAATGTTAGACGACGAAGTAAACATCAACAAGCTAGTAAAGGTGTACCTAAAGATTCGTAATGCTATAGATGAAAAGGAAACGCAGCATAAAGAAGAGTTAGCATCACTGAAAGAGCAGTTTGGTATTGTCGGGCAAAGCCTCTTGAACTTATGCAAAGAGCAGAACCTAGACAGTATCAGAACGCCAGTAGGAACAGTCTCTCGTAGGATTTCTACACGGTATTGGACGAGTGATTGGGATTCGATGTATCGGTTCATATCAGAACATGATGCACCTTTCTTACTGGAGCAAAGAATCCACGGGACGAATATGAAGGAGTTCCTAGAAGCTAATCCCGAAGCGTTCCCTATAGGTATGCAAGCAGACCGTAGTTACACCGTACAAGTTCGTAAGCCTAATAAAATATAAGGAGCAGTAAATGAGTAACCTAGCTATTTTCAAACAAGATGGTGCTGTTGTTTCTACCAAGAGAGAGCTTAGCGATTTTGCTAAGGCATTTGGATCAGCCACTAACGCCAGTACTTCACGCCGTATACAAACCAATGTTAATGGTACGTTCAAGCGCCTAGTAAACGGCAAGCAAATCGGTGATGCCCTACGTGGTGAGATTAACGTAATCATCGTGTACGCACTGCCAAAGGTATCCCGTATATTCTACAAAGAAAAATTTGATCCTGCTAAAGAAGCTACCCTGCCTAACTGCTGGTCTAACTTAGGTGATAAGCCCGAAGAAGCTGCATCAGACAAACAGCATACCAACTGCGCTGACTGCCCAATGAACATAGCTGGTTCTGGCGAAAGCGAGAAGAGCAGGGCTTGCAGGTTCCAACGCCGTATCTCTGTGCTAGTTGAGAACGATGCCCCGGGCGATGTGTATCAGTTCAACATCCCTGCTAAGTCTATCTTTGGTAAGGGTACAGGCAACGTGCATCCTTTCGAGAGCTACATCAAGTTCCTGCTTGCTAACGGCGAATCACCTGACAATGTGGTTACCAACATAAGCTATGACTTGAACGCAGACTCTATGGAGCTTGCATTTACGCCACTACGGGGTATAACCGACGAAGAATATGCACTGGTTAAAGCAGCTCAAGCTAGACCTGAGACCCAGATGTATACTAAGATCACTGTTGCTCAAGCTGACAAGGTAACTAAGCAGCCGATTGCAATAGAGCAAAAGCCTAAGATAGCCCGTTCTGATGAGCCCGACGAAGAAGATGCTGAAGTAATCGAAGAGCCTATCAAGCGTCCGGCTAAGAAGGTAGAACTACCACCGCAAACTAAACAGTCACTGGCAGATGTAGTTGACGATTGGAGCAAGGACTAATAACTATGACTACCGGCTACAGTGCTAGTATTATCCAGCAAAATAGCGAGGCCGATAGGTCCCGTCTTGGTGTGCGTCTAGGCAGGGCGTGCATCAAGCGGAATATCCCAGTGTCTACAGTAGCTAGTAGTCTAGGGGTTAGTCGGCAGACCATTTACAACTGGTTTATCGGGGCTTCTGATCCATTGAACATCATGGTCGCAACAATAAAACAGTTCCTAGCCTCACTCAATAAGTAGTTTTAACAGCCCACAAGAGAGCATAAGGGGGTAACTCCCTCTTTTTTTGACTATGACAGACAAAGACCTTCTGAGTATTGTCCAGCCATCCGATGGATGGTTTGCAGTGCTTGGTATAAAGGGTAAGGACAATGTCAGGCAAGAGCTTGTAGAGACAAGGGAGGAAGTGGATGTAGTAGTAGCAAAGTTTGTAGCCCAGAAACGTAACGTGTACTTCGGCGTAGCTAAGTTTGAGACTAATAAAAATAGGTTCAAGGAGAACGTCAAAGCACTAAAAGCGTTTTGGTTGGATATTGATTGCGGGGAGAGTAAGGCCGAGATCAATCCCAAAACTGGTAGGCCAGATGGTTACATAGACCAGACTACAGGGCTTAATGAACTAAAGCGTTTCTGCAAGATAATAGGGCTACCAAAGCCACTGATTGTTAATTCTGGACGGGGTATACATGTGTACTGGCCCCTTACTGAATCCGTAACAAGAGAGGAATGGGAGCCCGTAGCAGAACGACTAAGAGCACTTTGCGTAATTCATAACTTCCACATAGACGGGAAAGTATTTGAAGTAGCCCGTGTGCTTAGAATCCCCGGAACCTATAACTTTAAAGATGAACCGCCTGAGAGAGTAGACGTAATTGGCTATGCTCCGCCGATAGAATTTGAAACGCTAAAGAACTTACTCGGAGTACAAGAGAGGTCTGAAGTACCCCCTAAGCGCGAACTAACCGAACTGGCTAAGTCCATGATGGACAGCACCATATCTAAGTTCAGCAAGATTATGATCCGCAGTGCTAGTGGTACGGGGTGTGCACAGCTACTTGATTGCTACGAGAACAGGGAATCGTTATCAGAGCCACGATGGTTTGATGCGTTATCCATAGCTAAGTTTTGTGTAGATAAAGACAAAGCGATTCATAAGTTATCACAAGGGCATCAAGACTACGACCCGATTACTACTGAGCAAAAGATAGCGCACATAGGTGGGCCTCATAGTTGTGCGGAGTTTGATAAGTCTAACCCCGGTGGGTGTGAAGGTTGCCCACATAAGGGGAAGATCAAGACTCCTATACAGCTAGGCAAAGAGATAGTCGAGGCCACTGAAGCAGATAACACAGTAGTCGTAGACTCCGAAGATGAAGCAGAAGAAGTGGAAGTCCACAAGATTCCTAAGTACCCCAGTCCTTATTTTAGGGGTAAGTCAGGCGGCGTCTACTTAGCACCTGCTGATGAAGAAGTAGAACCAATACGGGTGTACGAGCATGACCTGTATGTAGTAAAGCGTATGCGTGATCCCGTCTTAGGGGACGTAGTAGTAATGAAGCTGCACCTACCTCGAGATGGGGTTAAGCAGTTTGTAATACCTAATACAGCAGTTACAGACAAGAATGAACTTCGTAAGGTGCTATCTAGCTTCGGTGTTATATGTGGCCTAAAGCAGTTTGGTCACCTGACCGAGTTCATCCTACTATCAATTAGAGAGCTACAATTTAAAAGGAAGGCAGAACTCATGAGATTACAATTTGGATGGGCAGACGATGACAGCAAGTTCATCATAGGGGACAGGGAGATAACCCGTGACGGTATATTCCACAGCCCCCCTTCATCAACTACGGCAAACATAGCCGCCGCACTACAACCAGCAGGGACACTAGAGAAGTGGAAGGAAGTATTCAACCTGTACGGCAGACCGGGGCTAGAGCTTCATGCCTTTGCTGCGCTGACTGCGTTTGGTTCGCCTCTACTTAAGTTCTTAAAGCAGAACGGGGCGATCATCAACGTAATACACCCTAAGTCTGGTACAGGCAAAACCACGATTCTACATATGTGCAACAGTGTATATGGCAACCCTGACAGGCTAGGGTCTATGTGGAACGACACTCTTAACGCTAAGATCATGCGGTTAGGGGTGATGAACAATCTACCTAACACAGTAGATGAAATGACCAACATGACTCCGGTTGACTTCTCTACCCTAGCATACAGCATGTCTCAAGGGCGGGGTAAGGATAGGGTTAAGGCATCAACTAACGAGCTACGTCTTAACTTAACTTCATGGCAGTCTATATCTCTGGCTAGTTCTAACGCCAGCTTTGTAGAGAAGATGACCACTATGAAGAACAGCGCCGACGGTGAGATGATGCGGCTGATAGAGTACAAGATAGACTACACCAGTACACTAGAGCAGTCCTTTGCCAAGCAGATGTTTGACCACCAGTTGAAGCAGAACTACGGGCACGCTGGGGAAATATACGCTGAGTGGCTGGTCAATAACTTAGAGGAAGCCAAGGCTACATGTATTAGCATACAGGCAAAGATAGACCTAGAGTTGAAGCTAACGCAACGTGAGCGTATCTGGTCAGCAGCCCTAGCCGCTAATATAACCGGAGGCTTGATTGCCAAGCAGCTTGGTTTAATAGACTGGGACATGAAGGCTATATACATGGCAGCAACTACGATGGTACTGGGTATACGGGCAGAAGTAGCCCCTCATTCAGATAGCGCCGTATTGGTTGTAGCTGACTATATCAACCGCCATCTGCAGAATATCTTAGTGGTAAACAACGGGGTAGATCCTAGGTCTAGCCTACCAACATTCCCTGTACTCGAGCCCAAGGCGGAACTGCTTATCCGGTATGAGCCCGATACTAAGAAGATGTACCTAGCGTCTAAAGGCTTTAAAGCTGACTGCGTTAAGCTACAGATTAACTATAAGGAGACTTGTAGCCACTTAAAGAAGATGGGCATATTGCTGGATTCTGAGAACAAGCGGCTATCTAAGGGTATGAAGGTACTCGCCCCCGGAGTTAACTCCCTTGTTATTGACTGTAATAACCCTGATTTCATAGGCTTAGAGGGTTTAGTTCCTGCTGAGGGTGAAGATGCTGGTGGAGGGAGTTAGTTACGGCGTAGAGTGGAAGAAGTTTAGGAGGGGGTATTCGATCTTTATCCCTTGCCTAAACTGTGCCAATGCTAGGCTGGAGCTACTCGGTACTACGAAGAGGTTGAAGATAAAAGTACTAACCAAGGTGGTTATTGAAGGCGGTATACGGGGTTTAAGAATCTGGAAGATGTGATATACTAAAAGTCTTGGTAGTGCCCCTTGCCCCCCGACTAAACACCGGGGGGTTTTTTCTTAGTCCTCTGCGCCTTCAGTTACAAATCTACGGGTAGCCTTAGTAGTTTGCACACCTTCTACCGTGCCTCTCTCCCGTTTGCGCTGCTCTTTAACTGCTTGTGTCAGGTTAGTAATAGGTTGTGGCTTGATCCCGTTCCGTCTCTTTGAATCTTGCAACGCCCTAAACTCATCCCTAAGCCTATACATTTCTGGTGAGTCACCCTCCTTAGCTGCTTTAGTGTAGCGGTGGGTAATCTCTGAAGTACGATTCTTGTAGTACTTATCAAACTCAATTACTTGCCCAGTGCGTTTCTGTATGTCGGCAACCTTCCCGGTACGCAACCCTAATGCCTGTGCTAGTACTATAAGCCCAGTAAACTCTTCAGGGCCCATCAGTAAATCATACTTGCTGTTAGTGTATCCTTCTGAGGATAGGCGGTATGACTGTGCAGCCTTAGCAAACCCGGATGGGAGCATCTTCTCCATGCCCTTGTAGTAGTCACCCTTCATCATCAAGTTAACACCATCTG